TTTATGCGTCCCTTAAAGCGTCGTGGTGTTAACAAGCATCGATCCTCGAAGCGTTTCCGTCGTCATTCGTCTAGGACGAAGGCGGCGAATTTTGCTGGTCCGATGCGTGGTGGTTTGCGTATTTAGTTTATGGCGTGTTTTCATCCCCTTGCTGCGTATCAGACTACGGCAGGGGATATCCTTTTTCATGCGAAGGGTACGGAGGGAAAGAGTAAGCATGCGAAGGCTACTGATATTCGTCGGGAGCTGACTCTTCCCTGTGGCCAGTGTATTGGATGTCGGTTGGAGCGTTCGCGGCAATGGGCCATGCGTGTGATGCATGAGGCCGCGATGCATGATTATAATGCATTTGTTACGCTTACTTATGACGATGATAATAATGATAATCCGTCGTTGAATTATCGACATTTCCAGTTGTTTATGAAGCGCTTGCGTAAGCGCTTTGGTCAGGTTCGTTTTTATATGTGTGGTGAATACGGAGATGAATCTGGCCGTAGGCATTTTCATGCCTGTTTGTTTGGTATCGATTTTACGGATAAGGAGTATTTCCGTGAGTTACCTTCTGGTTTCAAGATTTACACTTCTAAGGTATTGGATTCTATTTGGGAGAAAGGTTTCTGCTCTATTGGAGAAGTTAGTTTCGAGTCGGCGGCTTATGTTGCGCGATATGTGTGTAAGAAGGTTACTGGTGATCGCGCGGCCTCTCATTACGAGCGGTTCGATAAGTATACGGGTGAGATCACCCAGATTGTTCCCGAGTTTAGTCATATGTCGCTCAAGCCAGGAATTGGCGCGGAGTGGTTCCGCAAGTACAGGCGTGAGGTTTATGGCTTATCTGGGAATATGGATAGTGTCGTTGTCAATGGTTCTGAAGTCAAGCCGGCTAAGTATTACGATAATTTGTTGAAAGCCGCTGGTGATTTGGATTCGGATATGGTAGAGTTTCTTCGCCTTAATAAGGCGAAGAGGTTTCTCGCGAATAATACGCCAGAGCGTTTGGCGATTCGTGAGAAGTGTGCGGAAGCTAGGCTTAAATTTAAGAAGAGGGTTTTATAATGGAACTTTTTGCGTTAGCGATTCGTGATCTGGCGATAGATGCGTTTTCGCCTCCTTTCTTTGTGCCGAAGATTGAGTTGGCGAAGCGGGATCTCGGGAATGTTGTGAATCGTGATTCGGATAATAATAATTTTCATTTGCATCCCGAGCAGTTTGAGTTGTATCAGCTTGGTACGTGGAATGACCAGTCTGGCGCGTTCAATCAGTTTGAGCGGCCTCGCCAGGTGTGTGTGCTTAGCGACCTGGTCAAGGCCAGGTCGTAGGTGATCGGCGAGGGGGGGCTTCGGCCCCCCCTTTTTTTGTCTGTAATTCAGGAGTTGTTATGTTTAAGAATAAGTCGGTTAATGTTCATCAGTTTGCGATGGTTCCTCGTGCGGATATTCCGCGTAGTTCGTTTCGGATGCAGAAGGCGCTTAAGACGACCTTCAATGGAGGTTATTTGGTTCCAATTATGGTAGAGGAGGTTTTGCCGGGTGATACGTTTTCTGTAAAGATGACGGCGTTTTGTCGATTGGCGACGCCGATTTTTCCTTTTATGGATAATTTGCATTTGGAGACGTTTTTTTTCTTTATTCCGAATCGTCTTGTGTGGACTGATTGGGTCCGGTTCATGGGTGAACAGGATGATCCGGACGATTCGATTGATTTTCTCATACCTGTGTCTACTTCGCCGAACGGTGGTTATGCTGTGACGTCTTTGCAGGATTATATGGGTTTGCCGGTTCAGGGTCAAGTGTTGAACCCTGGAACTTTTATTCATAGTGCGTTGCCGTTGCGTGCGTATAATTTGGTTTGGAATCAGTGGTTTCGTGACGAGAATTTGCAGGATTCGGTTGTTGTTGATAAGGACGCTGGTCCGGATGATCCATTGGATTATGTGTTGTTGAAGCGTGGTAAGCGGCATGATTATTTTACGTCGTGTTTGCCTTGGCCTCAGAAAGGTGATGCGGTGACGTTGCCGTTAGGTGATGAAGCGCCGGTTTTGCGATTGTCTAATGCACCGGGTTGGATTGCTCATTTCGAGAATAGTAATGGATTTCCGACGAATGGTAATGTTACGATTAATAGCGGGTTGTCTGAAGGTTCTGGTGCTGTTGGTGTTCCGAACTCTGCGGCGACTTTGGGAGCGAGTTTTGACCCAAACGGGGGGTTGTATGCTGACTTGTCGGAAGCAACGTCGATTACCATTAATGCGTTGCGACAGTCGTTTCAGATTCAGAAGTTGTTGGAGCGTGATGCGCGTGGTGGTACGCGTTATACGGAAATTGTTAGGTCGCATTTCGGCGTTATGTCGCCGGATGCGCGGTTGCAGCGTCCAGAGTATCTTGGCGGTGGTCATTCATTTGTTAATATCAATCCGATTGCTCAGACGTCGGCTACGAATATTACCGGTACAACTACGCCTCAAGGTAATTTGGCTGCCATGGGTACGGCTCTTGCACAAGGTCATGGATTCACGCAGTCTTTCACGGAGCATGGTTATATTCTTGGCTTGGTCAATGTGCGTGCGGATCTTACGTATCAACAGGGTTTGCGTAAGATGTGGTCGCGTTCGACGCGGTATGATTTCTATTTCCCGGTGTTTGCTGCGTTAGGCGAGCAGGCGGTTTTGCGTCAGGAGATATATTGCAATGGGTCGGCTACGTCTACGACGACGGTTTTTGGTTATCAGGAGCGTTGGGCCGAGTATCGTTATAATCCGTCGCAGATTACAGGGTATATGCGGTCCGGTGTAGATGGCACTATTGATCAGTGGCATCTTGCGCAGTTGTTTGGTGATGGGAATACAGATGTTAGTGCGCCAGTTCTGGGACCGGCGTTTATTGAGGATAATGCGACGATTGATGGTATTACGAGAGTTTCGGCTGTTGGCGAAGAGGCTCTCGGTGTGCAGTTTTTGATGGATGCTTTTTTTGATATGCGTGTCGCGCGTCCGATGCCGATGTATAGTGTCCCTGGCTTGATCGATCATTTCTAAGGAGTGTTATGTTATGGTTGACGAAGTTGCAGTATGGGCTATGTTTTATGGTGGCCTTGTTGCGATGCAGCATCACCCTCGGAATGCCGGTGTGGATGTGGATCTTGTTGGTTTGGCTGTTGTTGCGGATCGTATGATGGTGGAGTTTAAGAAGCGGGAGGATACTGTATGGGCGCAATGGTTACAGGAATCGCAGGTGCTGTGATTGGCGGTGGTTTGTCATATATGGGTCAGCGCGATGCGAATCGCGCGAATGTTGGTATGTCTCGGGAGCAGATGCAGTGGGAAGAACGGATGTCGAATACGGCTATGCAACGTCGGGTTGCAGATTTGAAGGCCGCAGGTTTGAATCCGATGCTTTCGTATCAGAATTCTGCATCGACTCCGAGTTATTCTCCCGCCCGTGTTGAGTCTACGACTGCGGAATTAGGGCGTGGTATTTCTTCTGCTGCTGGTGCAATTGGGCAGCAACAGTTGTTGAAGGCTCAGGTGTCAAATACTGAGGCAGCGACGCGTAAGATGAATGCGGAAGCGTCTATCGCGGAAGCGTCTGTTCCTCATTCTGCGGCGAATGCCGCTAATACTGCGAGGTCTATTGAGCTGGCGGCGCAAAAGCTTGGATCTGAAGCCGATAGGGCGATTAATGAGACGGATATGTCGTTCACTGATGCGGAGATGAAGCGTCAGATGTTTGATATTATTATTGAGTATAATAGGTTAGTTAATCAGGCGAAAGCCTTGGAGATTCCTGAGAAGGAAGCGTTAGCAGAGTTTTACAAGAAGATTCCGGAAGCGAAGTGGATGCTGATCCTTAAACAGATGTTAAAGTGAGGTTATGTTATGACGTCTATTTCTTTGCCTTTGAAGCGTGTGCGTGGTAGGATTCTCCGTGCTGGTGATTATCATGAAGCGGAGGTTGTTTCACGTGGAACGGCTCAGGATTTTACGGGAGAGCAGGATAGAGCGAAACAGAGTTTCGCGGAAGACGCGGACATCAATGTTCTTGTGCGTCGCTTCGGTGTTACTGGCGTTGTGGAGCGTTTCCCGGCTGCTCCTCCTACTCATGTAATGTTTGATGATGTATTTGATTTTCAGTCGTCTATGAACGCTGTTGTGGAAGCGCAGCGGTTGTTCATGAAGTTGGATGCGCGCCTACGGCGTCGATTCGATAATAATCCGCATGAGTTTGTTGAGTTTTGTTCGGACCCGGCGAATTCCGATGAGTTGGTTAAATTAGGGCTTGCAATTGCGAAGCCGATTGTGGATAATACTCCTAAGCCGAAGTCCGGCGTTAAGGAGGGTAAGAGCGATGAACCGAGCGATGTTAGTAAAGGAAAGGGAGCTGGCCGTAAGCCGGCTCAGGGCCCAGATAACTCTCCTTCAGGAGAGTGAGAATTCCCGTGATTTTGCTACGGCGAATGGTATGGAAGGATTGGCGGCCTCGGCCGCCGTCCGTTGTAAGAGACAGCGTGATGCTGTCGAGATGTCTCAGAAAGTGATTTCTGAGTTGAATGAGGCGATTAGGAAGATTGACGATACTCAGGTAGATGTTGAGGAAGCCATTGCGAAGCAAAAGGCTGACGAAAATGTTAATCCTGGTTCGGTCAATCCGTCGCCGAATACGCGTAAGCGTTGATACACAGTTTTCACTTGATGTAACTGTGTTAGGTGACACCGGAGGTGTCATCCTCTTAGGTGGGCGCCTAGCCCACCGCACAGACTCCGTCCATACGCGGAGTCTGGTTTAGGGGCTTGTGGCAGCTCGTGAGCTGCGATCTACTACAAGCCCCACTTTTTTCACTGGTAGACCTCTGGAGGTTTTATGCGTCCCTTAAAGCGTCGTGGTGTTAACAAGCATCGATCCTCGAAGCGTTTCCGTCGTCATTCGTCTAGGACGAAGGCGGCGAATTTTGCTGGTCCGATGCGTGGTGGTTTGCGTA